TCGCGGCCCGCACGTCTCCCAGTTCGCGCATCAGTGCCTCGCGGTTCGTCGGGCCTCCCTCCGGGTGGGTGCTTTCGTACCCGTGTCGGAGAATCTTGCCAATGGCCTGCTGCGCCTCTCCCAGTTCCTCAGACAGCAAGGCAAGGCGCTCCGCTTCGGCTGGTGTCAGTTGGTTGAAGTGTTCCATTTGTTACTCCGTAAGAAGGAAGAAAACTAACCAGCACAATCAGCGCGACCCTCGTGCCTCGGGCCGCTGTTGGTAATCGTTAGGCGGCGTACTCTTCGTCCGAGTAGCAGTTCACGTTGTTGCCGCGCAGCACCTTCTGGCCAAACTCCCCATAGCCGACTTCCACCCAATCAAATGGGCTACTGCCATCATCATAGTCAAAGGCGCTCAGGTACTCGATAAACCTGTCTCGCAAGGCTTCGCCCTGCTTGGCGGTATCCCAGCCCTTCTTGCTTCCGTCAGGGGCAAGGAACACAGTCTCTTTGTTGTTCATCAGACTGGGGAGGAACGCAAACAACGAATGCTCATCGGCATCCAGCTTGCTTACCCACTCTCGCACTTTCATCATGGCTTCACGATTCCAGGTGGTTGCCACAACGCATTCATTGTTTTCTACGCCCATATCTGCTCTCCGTTAGATAGAAATACCGCCTAACCATTGCGGCCAGCGGAGCCTTCGGCCCGCTGCCGACTGGTCGTTATGTGTATACCTGGCCTAGCGCCCAGAACACGGCAGTAACTAAAAGACCAATGCCAACGAGTCGGTGCTAAAGCCCTCAATAATGTCGTACAACAAGCATAGAGCCCACGTTCAACAATGTCAAACCCCTCGGGCTTCCCGGTACTGTTTGATCGCGGAGCGAAGCGCTGTTTGCGTGGTGGCCTTATCGTCCAAGGCAAACGCCTGAGCCTGATCAAGGGTGTCCCCAATCAGCAGCCGATGGCAGATGACGGGTGCCCCTTGTCCTTGCCGGCGGATCCGGGCGTTGAACTGGTCATACAGGTCAAGGCTCCAGTTCAACCCATACCACACCAAGATGTGCCCGTTGTCCTGGAGCCCGTCTACCCCGTGTCCCATGCTGGCGGGATGACCGATCATCAGAGGGCAATCACCCGCCTTCCAGCGAGCCATGGCTGTCAGCAAGGACTTTTCAGACTTGCAGTCGGTCAGGTTGATCGGGCGCAGTTTCTTGAACCGCTCCATGATCCGCTCGGCATCGCTCCGGTAGGCATAGGAGCAAAGGACCGGCTGCCCGGACGCTTCCTCGAGGATGTCTTCCAGCATATCCAGTTTCAGATCATGGATCGTCTCCCACATCGGCATCCCGGATACCGGGTACACATTGCCATTGCTGAACTGCAGACACTTGTTGGTGAGGGCGGCCTTGTTGAAGACCTCCACACCGGTGCCGTTGTCCAGTTCGAAGAAGAACTGCTTTTCCAGTTGGTTGTACTTCTCCCTGAGCTTCTTGGGCAGATCGGCAATCACGTCATTGATGATCAGATCCGGCAACGGGTTATAGTCCTCCGCGGACATCTGCAGCGTGATGTCCCCGATCAAGGCCTTGATGGTACTCTCGGTGTCATCGAACGCCTTGAGCTTGTACGCACCCTCGCTGTAGTAGAAGCGGTTCATGAAGGCTGTCTTGTCCGTACCCAACCGCTGTCCCTGATCCAGGACAAGGTATTGCCCGTGGAGATCCTTGTAGCCATTGGCGGCCGGGGTGCCAGTCAACCCGGTAGTCCATTTGAAATGGGGCAGGATCTTTTTGACAGCGCGGACTCGGTGGGTTGCGCTGTTCTTCATCTTGGAGATTTCATCCCAGACCACTCCATCAAACGGAAGCGGTTTGTCCTTCTTCAGGTAGTACGTCCGCAGGGTTTCAGATAGCCAGCGCAGATTCTCGTAGTTGATCAGGTACACATCGGCATCCCGGAGCAATGCCCGGGTGCGCTGATCCTTGGTGCCCACCACCATACTGAATCGCAGATGCTTGGTGTGATCCCACTTCAATGCTTCCTGACGCCACACCAGCCGGCAAACGCGGATAGGGGCGACAATGACGACACCGTTGAGAAAGCCCGTGTTAATGAGATGGGCGATGCTGGTGAGGGTGATGGCGGTTTTGCCGAGCCCCATATCGAGCCATAGGGCGGAAGCCGAGTGGGTGGCTTGGAAGTTGACAGCCTTCTTCTGGTAGCCGTGAAGGTTGTCAGGTGTTAGCACATCGACCCCAATTCCGGGATAATACCCATGCTGATTGCATCAATGATGTGTTTCCCGGTATCGATGTTGTCTACCACATACACCACGACCCTCTGATCCTCGAGTCGCTGCATCTCGCGCTTCTGACCTTCCGTAACCTTCCCGCCCTTCCTTTTGAACTCGATGAAAAAGCAGAACCCGTCTTCAGAGATAAACAGCCGGTCAGGTACCGATGCCCGATTCGGACTGGTGAACTTGTACGCCAGGAATCCCTTGGACTTGGCATAGTCACAAACACGTTTCTCGATCTGTTTTTCAAGCATTCCTCACCGCCTTGCATTCCAGGGTGTGTCGGCATCTGTTGCATTCCCGCTCAAGCTGCATCTCCCGCTCCCATTTATCAAGGCACTCGGGCTTGTCGTTATTGGGTACGCTTCGGGCATATTGGAGCAACAGGCGTTCAGCGTCCTGTGCGAATCGTTCAAGGGTCTTGCGATCCCAATGGGTGAAATCCGTCATTGCATCCCGAGAACCAGTTTCTCGACCTCCCGAATGTAGTATTCGTAATCAATGGGTGCCGTAGCATCCTTGATGTCGTTGCAGGGTTGTACCTTCCACCCCTTCTGTTGTTCAAATCGTCTCCACTTGTCCGGATTCTTGGGAAGCGGCGGCATGATTTTCACCATGGTTCCGCCTTCCTTGCTGACGTAGTACCGGGTGAGATTTTGGAGAGGGTATTCGTTTTCAGAATCGTTCGGGTAGGTGATCACCAACCGGGAAGATCGGGGAATCTTTGCCCGAAGCATGAAGTCCATCATGTTGGGCCACCCGGTAACCGTTTCCCGGATACCCCATCCCTTGAGCAATGCCAACTCGGCCACCTTCGGCACCACTAGGGCCGAGGCGTTCTGGTGCCAGCCCAGATCGTATTCGTAGGCACCCTTGCGCTTGACCTTCCCGCTGGCATACTCCGCAATGTAATTGTTCACATCGCGAACGAGCATCCGGGAATACTCGGCTTCCTCCATGACCAATCCGGTGATCCCCTCCCACCAGGACACAAGTGATCGAAAATAGTCCAGGTGTTTCCGGGGCAGGTACACCGTCAGACCATCGGTGTTGGCCTGTACCATCTGCAGCCCCTCGATGACCATGAGCTTTTCCGCCAGCAAACACAGCAGCAGTTGACCGTTCAGTGTGATCTGCATGGTCATCAAGGGATCGTAGAACACGCTATACCGGTTGTTCGAATCACCGAATACCCCATTTAACGCCAATTTGAGTATGGCGTTTTCAGCCGTGCCCTTGGCATGCTGCTTCCGTTGCTCCTTCAGATCCGCGTAGATGTCGCAGAAGGTGTCAGGGTAATGTGCCGGCTTGAACCGCTGGGCGATGGCTGTGGAGGGGTAGTAGGACTCAACGTCGATATCGATGATCACCATATCGGCCGTTGATTCGAACGACTGGTTGTCCACCGACCCGTGTATACCGCCGAGCCCAAAGACGAATTCGAACCCGTCGACTTGGGCCGTGAGATCCTTGAATACCCCCTTCGTCTCGGTGATCGTCTGGTCTCTCAGCCAGTCCAGCACCCTTTGCAGTTCCGGGTTGTCGAACTGTATCCAGGGCAGGATTGCCTCCCCCAACTGGATCTGAGGGCGCGGTGTCTGCCGCGGCTGCCGGCCATCTGCGCCATAGGTGTAGCACTGGATCCCGGCCTTCTCCAACTGCATGATGAAGAAGTCTTTGCCGATCTTGGTGTCATTGTGGTTCAGGAAGTCCCGGTTGTGTTTCCGGCTCAGTTCTTCCCTGAATCGGATCATCTTGATCGTTTCGTGATAGAACCGGGTAGTCGCCAGAACATCGTGCCGGTTGTACTTCCTCAGCACCTTGATCTGTTCGCGATTCAATACCGTACCCACCGGAAACGGTAAGTCCTCGATATTGTTCAACCGCATGTTGAACTCCAGTGCTTTCAGACTGGTGTACCGGTTTCTATTATCGAAGTGGTGAATCTTGTAGAGATCGACTTGCTGAATCCAACGATCCGACTCCTTGACTTGGTGTACCCACCGGTCGTCGTTGTCCTGGGAATTGATGATTGCCATCGCCTTGTCATAGAGTGCTTTGGCGGTGGGTCTACCCATCTTCAGCGCGGTGTGGATCACCGGGTAGTCGAAACCAAGATTATTGAATCCCACCATCCTGGCGGCAGCAGATCGCATCCATTCAAGGAAAGCGAGTAGTTGCTGAGAGTCGTCCCGGAAATCGGAGATCTCGAACATCCAGCATTCCCCGGTTTCAATTTGCTCGATACAGCAAGTAAAACAGTTGGGGTATGTCTCGATGTCGTAGGTGAAATCGGTCATCTTGGTCCCTTTTTGTTAGAAGGCGCCCCGCCCATGGAGTCGTTACAGGCGGGATGCCGGTGGGCCTTTTTAACTCATACCCGGGAGTTCGCGGCGGCGACTGCGATCAGTTGCCCGGGAAAGGCGGTGCCGCGGGCATGGGTTGGCCGACAGGGACTTCGGGTTGGGGTATCCCGGACACTGGTGCTGCAGGCGCTGTTGGAGCCCCTTGGAACGGGGCAGCGGGCATCCCGGGTGCCGGTGCCGTCTGAGGCTGTCCGAACGGGGCAGCAGGCTGCTGTGTGGGCATGGGGGCGCCACCGGGCATGGGTTGGCCGACAGGGGCGGCAGCTTGAGCCTGGACACCGGAGAATAGCTGTTCGGCATTCACGGAGTCCCCGCCCAACGACTCGCCATCGCCCTGTTTCATCACGGCGGACAGACCGACGCCGATGCCGATGTTGCCCTTGTTGTTGTAGGTGAACAGGCGGATCCCCACCGCGACGATGCAGCCGGCATAGATGAGACCGCGGTCCATGACCTTCTGACGATTCTGATCGACCACTTGCGGCGGATATTCCTCGGAGGCATTGGCGCTCATGAGGTACAGGTTCGCCAGCCGGGGGTTATCCCGGTAGATGAACTGGCCGGTGGTTTGGGACTGTTTGTCGCTTGCCTTCATGACCGGCCAGCGGAACGTGGGCAGGGCGGATTCGCCATTGGTAAAGTGGGAGGCAGCGAGTTCCTGCGCCTTCTGATAGACCATCTGTGCCGCAGCTTCCGGGATCAACAAGGCGCAGGAATACTTGCCGTTGTTGTCCAGGGCGAACAGGTGAGGGAAAGACAGGATGCAGTTCTCTACCACAAACGTCTCGGTGTTGGATGACTGGTTACCCATTATCAGGCTCCTTGCAGCCAAGCCGGAATCTCCGGTTCAGCGGTTTCAGTTGGTTGAGTGTTGGCAAACAGATGCTCTGCCGCCATGGGGACCGCTTGACGATGATCCGACTCCGGAACCACGGTCAGCTTACCCTTTGATGTCTTGATGTACTCCTTCTCCAGTGTCGCCAGTTGACGCTCAGACAACGACTTCTTCACCATCTCACCCTTGGACTTCTTCTCCCAGGATGCTTTTTCGGCTTGGGCCGGCGAGATGAGCTTCGTCTGCCAGATGACCGACTTCGGCAGACCCATCCGCTTCAGGCGATTCTCCATTTCTTCCTCTGACAGCGACCACGACCGGGAGCCCCTGCCGCGGACGACCTTTAGGCCGGGGACGGCGTGACCCGTCTCAAACCGACGCATGGCCTCGGCATCCACGGCTTCCAGGAATTGTTTGATCAGGGGTGCCGCCTCCATGATGTCCCGGATCTGATCATCGGTGAGATCATTCGGGTCTTTGTCTGCAGCCTGCTTGGCCATATCGACTTGCTCGAACATTACTTGTGCCTCCTTCAAGGCTTTGTTCGCCAAGGCCTTACAACCTCCCTTGGCTCGACACCATTTGCATTGGGCCTCGCCGGGTACCAGTGGTGCATTCGGATCATCGGTCGCCGCGGCGGCAGGGCCAAGTTCATTGTGGATCCAGGACAGATGCTCGTTGATGTCGATCTCATGGGAACTGATCGGGTCCATGCCTTTCACGGCCAGCTTTGGCTGGATGATGGTCATTCGGACCTTGCCGGGCGGCAACTGCCCCATAGCATCCCGGAATCCCGCCAGTTTACCACCAAGGTAGATCCCCATTTGAGGGTTGCCAACAGCGGATACCGGGGTCATGCCGTCTTTGTAGTCAATGACCTCGATCATCCCATTGCCGATGATCGAAACGTCTGCCGTGCCGGCCATATCGTCACGATCAAACCACTGTCCCGCATCGACCTTTTCTTCGGCATTGACGCGGCATGGCGTCATCTGCGTCTGTCGATCCTTGATGTAGTTGACGGCGACGACGACACGGGCAGCACGGGCGGCATCGACCACGAACGCACCCTCATGGTCTTCCAACTCCTTATCGACCATGAGCATCGGGTCCATCAGACCATTGTTGATGCAGTGTTCCAGAAGGGTGTGGGAGTGGGTTCCATCAATGGCAGCCGGCCCGGACGAATCTCCCGGGTACTTCGCTTCCTCTCTGACAGACCCCGGGCAGACCATCCATCGGTGACCTGAACTGGGGCTGAGTCGCGCATGACTCATTGTGAGCCCCCCTGACCGTTTACGACGATGGGTTCCGGGAACTTGGTATCGTAATGGTCGAGAACGGTGTTGGCGAATCGTCTGATGAAAAGTTTGACCTGTTCCTGAGCAGGAGGGTCGTCGTCTTTTGCAGCGAGTTCTGCCGCCACCGTGGCACCCGCCACCAGTGCCCGAGAGTACACCATGCGTCGATCCCACTCATGGGAAGCCTCGTATTCGGTTGTGAAGATACCGTCCTTCATCATGCCACCTTCAGCTTTTCCACACCATCGAACACCGCCTGGAACTGTTCAGGGGGTACATCGTTGATGTTCGGATGACCGAGGTTCACCAAGACGGCTTGGATCTGGGCACCCTTCTCGGGACCGAGTTCCTGATAGGCCGCCATGACGTAGTTGATCATGCCCTGCTTGTCGTTGAAGGGCAGAGCGGGTTCGGCTGGTGCTGTAGGGATCTCGGGAGCTGCGGCAGCAGGGACCGGGGCCGCCGGGGGGATGGGATCTGCGGGTGCCGGCGTGAGGTTCGGTACGGGTTGGTCGGCAGCGGTTGGAGCAATGACTGCGGCCGAATCAAAACTGTCGGCAATCTTTTCCAGTGCGGTTGCGATCCTTTCCAGGGTTGTTTCAAGCATTGTGGTTCTCCAGTGTGGGTTTCTTGGGATCCGGTTCGATAATCAGCCGACCATCAACGAACGCCTGCAGTATGTCGCGATGCACATCTGCGGGACGCCCGAATTTCGCAGCCTTCTTCATGAACTGGTCCCGTAGCTTGCGGGTCGCCCGGATGGCGATGGTCGAATTGAGTTGCATTAATTTTTCCTCGTTCGGCACTTGAAACTGTAGTACATCAGTGCCACACTGTCAAACACCAACAACGAAGGAGCGGAACCATGCAAGATCAAAGCCCCGAACATATTGCTCAATTCCTGCTGCGACATCAGGAAGATCTCCCGGGAACCTTCTACATTGTCTACGGATTTTCCGGACGATACCGAGTGCTGAGAAACAGCGATCACGAGATGGAGAAGTTTCAGATGCCGACACACGCTTGGCGCATCATAGGGCGGTACACCAATAAGGTAGGGGTGTTTTGGGTGGCCGATGACATCCAAGCGTTCTTGGATGAAGCTGGGTCACAGGCTGGCTAACGATTAAAGGAACCGGCGCGATGAAATGCACAGAAGATGGTGGCGTGTGTGGAACAGGCGGCTACTGCGATAGCTGTACGGCTGGCAAGGAGCAAGCGTCCGCGTTGCCTGACTTGTTACCTTGCCCCTTCTGCGGAAGTGCGGCCGAAGTTGTGTGCGCTAGTCATATCCGCTGCATCAACTGGTACAACTGCGATTGCGAGACACGTCTAGGCACGACCGCATGGAATCGAAGGGCAAGGTAACGATAAAGCTAAGTAGTCAGCAGACCGGAGGTCTGGTGATCTACTTTAGCTACTTGTTCGATGATCCCCGCCCACCAAGAGCCAGCTATGGCATGCGGACTCCGTCTCGGCGGTACTTTCTTATTTGCGGTGGTGATAAAAGCCTCCTGGGCCCCGCCGATATCACGTCAGTGAGTGACTCTCTGCCGTGACGCCTCCGTGGCATCCGGTTTAACTCGTTAACCGTGTGCCACGGAGGCGTCACGGTAACATGTCAATTTTTCACTCACTGTCTTCCTTGGCTTAATGTTTGTAACGATATTCCTTTTTCCTTCGAAGGAATGTCCTTACGTTAATTATTTACTATATCTATTGATTGTTGTTGGCCGATTTATTTCATCGAACAGTATCATACGACGCCTGCGTTCAAACGGGGGATGGTCTAAAACCCTTTAACGACGAGGATCCGCGCGACAAAAAGGGGTGAATAATCCACAGACCAATCACTGCCGCACAGATTCCTCGCTAGGAATGCGATTGATCTCCCCGAGCAGGTTACCGACAAACACCCAGTGACCCGGTTTCACACGAGGGACGTTTCTCCCGGTTTTCCGGACAGTCGGCTTGAATAACTTGGCAGCCGTTTTACTCATCAGCAGGGGTGCCAGCACACGGTTGTTTACCGCCAGAGCATGGACACCCTGGATGAAGCTGGTCGGATGCTTCAAGGATGCGATGGCTTGTTGCTTCTCCAGGGAAACACCGACATCGGAAGACGAATTGATCACCCGGCGAACATAGGCGTCCATACCGCGCAAGTTCGTCTTGTCTTGGGATGTCAGTACCTTATCCCACAGACCCTTGCGTTTGGCTTCCATGATGGTCTTGTTCAGCGCGGTAGAGTCCAGTGACAACACACCATCCTTGTCGATCTTCATGGCCTTGCCGAGCATATCGTCCAGGGTGGCCAATCTGAGAGCCTGCCCGCCTGCGGAATCCTTGCCACCATACATACGGATGGTGGAGCGCAGTTCTTGCGGTCCCAGTTTCCCGAGCAGCGTCTTACCCTGTTCGATCATGGCTCCCTTGTTATCGATCATCTGCTGAATCGGATGGGACTTGAGCGCATCGAGTTCATCAACCACCCGGGTAAACGCGGATCGGTCGGCCTTGGATGCAAACAGGAAGTTGAACCCTTCCGGGTTGCCGTCACGCCACTGGTTCACCAATGCCCGGGGGTTGTCATTCATGAGGATGCCGCGCTGCAGACCCTTCCGGGCAACCGTCAGCTTCTTCCCGCCATACCCGGACAATACCTCCTTCATGGTCGGAGTAAGGTTGTGGGGGTTGGTGGCAAACTCGGCAACGAGTCCCGAGGGAGAGTCTTCGCCCAGAACCTTCAACACCCGGCCTTGCTCAAAGACCTCGAACCGTTTACGGGAGAGCGCGTTGGCCTTCTGCCATGCGGTGACGAACTCACCGCCTCCACCGATGGGGTTCTCAATGGAGTTGGTCAACCGCTTCCACAGTGCCTTGGCCGCACCCGATGTCGCATCCTCGCTGGGCAGATCCTTGATCGCATCGCCTACTTGGCTCCGCAACTCCTTGACCACTTCCCAGTTCGTTTGTTCGGGGTCGATCTTCTTTAGCAGAGCAGCCACCCGGGAAACCTTGCCACCCGGGCTCGCGGCAACGTTCACGAATTCCTGAACCGTGTTCTGGGTCAGCGGGCGGCCCATCAGATCAACGATCTCGGAGTCCACCATCTCGGTCGCGGTGGCCGGCACCGGTGCTGTTACTTCCCGGGCAGCCTGTTGAGCACCAGTCAGGTCAAACCGCACCCCTTCTGCCAGGGTGCCGGCCTCGTTGTAGGCCTGATTGATCTGAGCCCGGGACTGCTTGTTGAAGTTCTTGGTGATGATACCCTTCATCGCCTCGCCGGCATCGGTGGGGTTCACGTTGAACATCTGGGTCAGCTCGTCCCGCTTCTCTCGGAGGAATCGCTTGCCTTGCCCCACCAGTTTCCGACCTGCCCGTTCAACAGGCAACTCACCAATATCGCGCAGCACATCCCCAAAGACCAACCGTTGGGCCATTTCCTGCTGCTGCAGTGCGGGACTGGTGGATCGCGCCTGCTTGGACAGGCCTTCCATGATCGGATGATCCGGGCGCATCTGGTATGCCATGGGTGGGATCAGATCAGGACGGGTCTGCATCAATGCTTCAATCGCCTTGGCGTCCTCTACCAACGGAGCAGCACCCTTTTTCACCGGACCACCGAGAACTTTCCCCGTCAGAGCGGGAAGCCCGTATCCCAGACCACCGGTGAGCAGGTCTGCCGCCGACTCCATGCCCGCCTGTCCCAATACTTCACCCATGGGTTGAAGCTGGGCACCCCGAAGCTCTTGGAGCCCTTCCTTCGCCAAGTGGGTGAGGCCGGGGATCGCAGCCTGCAGGCCAATCTGAGCAGCCGGGGCAGCGGGACCGAGCATAGCAGTACCAAGCTGCAGGGGTGCCTCGAGCAAGGTCTGCGGTCGATCCATGACATCCATCAGGGTCACACCCGGCTCATCCAACAGCTTGGGCGGATCCAGCGGGTTCTTGGAATAGACCGTCTCCGTTTGCCCCGTCGGCAGTTGAATCTCCTGGATCGTACCGGCCGGGTACATCCGAAGGAACTCTTGCCGGCGTTCTTCCGGGGTATCTGCAAGACCGATCAGACCACGTTCTGTGGCCGTGAGATCCGGTTCCGGGGATACCGGGAAACCGGCCGTTTCAGAGACCCGTTCCGCGTAGGTGCCGCCCAGGTGCCGTCTGCCGCGGGGAGTCTGGCGTTCGGCGTAGGCTGACGGTGCGGGTGCGTAGTCTTCCCAGGGGGGAGCGTCAGTCGCCTGCTGCTGGTATTCTTCCCATGGCTTCATTGCTTTTCCCAGCTCGATTGTTGACCGGGGTCACCGCCGATGTACTTGTACCCGCTGATCACTTGCCCTTGCACGGGCGGCGGTCGTTCACCGGGAACCCCTAAGCCGCCTTTGCGAAGGAAGTTGTCAATCGTTTCCTCGTTCTCGGTCATGATGTTCCTGATGGTCGATAGTGCCTCCAGCCGTCGCTCCGAGTCAGCCGATGCCACGTCGCCCATCGCGGTGGCCAGTCGAGCACGGTCCTGGTTGGACAGCGGGCCGGTATCCGCCATGAGCGGCTTCAGCCGGATGGCCAGAACCTCACCCTGAGTCCGCAGACTTTGGCCGGTGATGGTCCGCTGGCCGCCCGGGGCATCCGGGTCCAATAGGGTGACTTCCGGCTTGATGGCACCGGCCACGGTCCGGGCACCCGGGACACCGACATCCGCAAGCTGACCGAATATGCCGCCAGTCGCCTCCCGGGCTTCCGCAATACCACCGACACCGCCCGGCAAGGCCTGAGTATCGGCAATCAACTGGTCAATCAGGGGGATGGTGGTCTTTGCGGAAATGGACTTCGCCTGCAGATCACCTTCCGCCTTCTTACCCAAGCCCACATTGACATCAACCTTCGTGACGCCTGCCTTGCGGGTGGACTTCTTCCAGTCCGCAAAACTCCCCTTGTAACCGTGCTGGGTCACATCGTACAGATACGCTTGCATATCCGCACTCGGCTTGCCGGGCTTCTCCGGTTTCAGCAGATCGACCAGACCACCGGTGTCACCACTGGCAGCCAACAGGCCGGCCAAAGGTGCCATCTGTGGATCAGTCGCGTACATCCCGGAAGGTGCCCCCGTCAGACGGGCACCGGTGGGCGTGGGACCAGCCAGTTCCTCACCACCGGGCTGACCGATCAGGGCTTGCGCCCGTTCCTGGATTTGCGCCTGGAGTGCCGCCTTCCGTTTTGCCTCGGCAATCTGCTGCTTCATGAACTCGCTTTGCAGTTGTCGTTGGGCCGCCTTTTCCTTCAACTGCCGCATCTGGAGAAGGTTCTGCTGCCCTGCCAACATGCCGCTACCCACCGCCTGCCCAAACGAGGCACCCGGTTGGTTGGCGGCCAGGATACCCAACCCCATGTTGAACATCGGGTTCTGCATCATTTGATTCATGTCAAAGGGCATCACAGTCTCCCGTAATCAACGGCCAGATACCCGGCAACCTCGGTCACTGCCTCGGGGTGAGTCTCTTGTACTTCCTGAGCCATCACGCCGAGATGCTGCGGACCACCCCAGGCGTAGTTGAAGGCGTACAGGTTATGCGGACCATGTTTGCCGACCTTCACGATGTTCCGCTTCAGGCGGCGGTCGGAGAACGCGAGCGCACCACCGAGAGCGCCAAGGCCTGACAACCATGGGCTTGCGGCACTTGCCACCGTCATTCCAGCAGGCGCAAGCGCACTCGCGATGCCGGGGACAAGTTGGGAACCCATCAATGCGCCACCAAGGGCACCGGCGGCTCTACTCTGTCCGGGAGCGGTAGTGGTTTGTCCCGCATACGGCGAAGCACCGGTCAGGATGCTGTTCAGCCAAGCCAAGTTCTCCCGGCCGGCTGTTTGCGGGTAGTAGTGTCTGGCAATGGCCTCATCAATACCCTGCTGCGTCATGCCTTGCTGCATGCCACCGATGTCCATCATTGTCTGCGACGGCGTGAAGCCCAGTTGCAGAGCACCGGGCATCTGGCCTGCTGCCATTGCCGCGGTTCGGGAAGCTGTGTCATACATCCCGAGACCCGTCTGAGCATTAGCCCTGGCAAGGGCTTCCGCGGCATCGCCAATGGCCTGACCTTCTGCGATGCCCTGCCTCGAACCGCCAAACTGGCCGGCTGCTGTCGCCCCGGAGCGCACACTGGGGAGCATATCCTCGGTCAAGGCATCCATGACCGAAGATCTGTTTGCAGCGATAGCGTTCAGGTAGGCCGGATCCTGGGTAATGTTCAGCGGGGCATCCAGCATGCGTCCCAGCGTCGATTGGTACCCGGAGACCATGCCGGGAAGTTGCCCGGTCGCGTAATCAACGGCTCCCGTCATGCCGGTCGTCTGGAGAGGATCGAAACCGGCAAAGGTTTGGCCAGGATAGAACGGGGCGACATCTTGTGACAGTTCGCCGGCTCGCCCATAAAGGCTCCGAAGCTCAGGTTGCACACCGGTCCACGGATCGGATCGTTGGACCGTTGTGGTATTGCTACTTCCGCCAAGTGGCATCAGACTGTCTCCCCTAATTTAGCCCGGAAGTCGGCAAACGTCTCATACCGCGTAAAAAACTTCCGGATCTCCAAACTGTGTTGCTGCGCGTATTCCCGACCGCGGGTCAGGTAAACAACATAGATGGAAAGCTCCAGCAACCACCTTCGTAGGACATACGCCTGAATCTGTTCTTCCTCGTCGCCATCCTGCATGACGTTTGAATCGAGCCATGTGTTGATCCCCACGGTCATCAGCGGAATCAACTGTCCCTTGAACCGGTCAAAGAACGGATTCAGGGGTAACTCGATAAGCAACGCCCAAAACGCGCTATGGATGTGATTATCGTCAAAATCCTTATCGCGGTCTATCAGATCATCCCACACTTCCGCCACTTGACCCATATGCAAGATGAATTGCACGGCATGAGAGTCGCCAACCCACTCCAACAGTTTGTCGTTTCGGACCTTTCTCCAGCCCTCGCTATCGAATTCTTCGGTCACGAACGCCTCCCGGCAAACGCATAGTCGAATTCATAACCGGAAATCTCCCAAGTAGCCGCGGTGATCGATGAAAACTCAATGGCGTGAAGGCGACCGGTTACCCGGAAGTTTAGCTTGTAATCCGTCCCCGGTGTGAATGTTTGATAGTCGCTCCAGGAAACCGCATCATTGATGACGTCGTGCATTCCGACCCGGACGCGAAACGCCGATCCCGTCGCTTTCGGGCGGATCGTGGTCACCATGTGCCAATCGCCGGTATCCCCGAGATCCAGATGCGTCCTTCGGGCAATACAGGTGATGTTTACACCATCGTCCTGGTTCGTCCGGTCCATCTCATACAGCTTTCCCGATCCGGCCAGGATCAGTGACTCGAAGATCGGCTCACTGTCCGTCAGCCCGTCCCAAGACGTCCATGTGGGTGTCGGGGGAGTAGTGCCCCAGTCGTTCCATGTGGCGTAAGGCAGGGTGTCCCAGGTGTACGCACTGGAACGCTTCACCACGGTGTGGATTGCCGTCCTCGCCTCGGGTATATCCCGCGGGCTCCAGGTGTTGTCTTCCACACTCCAGACCAAGGCTTTATCGCACACGGTGCCCGTCACGGAAGTGGACGGGTAGCACAGCCAGACTTCATTGGCCTTCTCATGGAAGACGACGAAGGTTTCGTCATAGGTGCTTCGATTCACCCCACCGAAAAACAGATCGCGGACGCGCCGATCTGCGATGGAGTTGATGTTCACCCCGTCGTAAAGGTAGATGTCGCCCTTGCCCACGAAGACATGCTTACCGCCGATGTCGCAGACACAGTTCCTCGCATAAAGACCGTGGCTGCTGGAGACCAATCGGAAATTGAAGACATAGGTGCCACCGGTAAAGGTCACGCTGTAGATCGCATCCTCTTTGTAGATCTGCAGCGTGTCTCGGAGAACCAGACCGTCGAGAATCGCACCCGGCGTTTTGGTCAGGGAGTGATCGCCAGCGTCTTTCGTCGCGTCGGTGATGTCCCATGTTACAGGGACGGTCCCGGGATCCGCGGGATGACTCCAGACAAGCCGGCGGCGATTCCGACCCGAGCAATCGTTTACGTCCAGGGCGAACAGGTAGTTCTTGAACGGGCGGATAACCGATGCCGTCATCCCTACGGAGGACCATGTGCATCCCGTATCCGCGTTGTAGGGTAGATCGACACAAGATCCTTCCCCGCCCCAGTATTGGGGATTGTCGGCAATCGTCGTGAAGATTGCGACACCACCCAAGTTGCACGAATCCCACCGGCTGCCTGCGTTGTAATCTCGCAGACTGATGTCGGTTTCCGTCCCATCGATCCATGAGTAGATCTTGGTGCCGGCCGCATAAACCAGATGCGAGGATTCACCCACCTGCACCTTCTCAATGGTATCTGGTGCTGGCGTGATCGTGTCCACCGTCTCGGAACCATCGAAGCTGTGAATGCTGCCATCCTTGCACCGGACATTCTGAAGAAAGCTCCATGCGTTCGGGGGTAGATCGACAGGCTCCAAGTCGGCCACATAGCCGACAACACCCAGTCCCTCTACTTTCCCGGTCTGGCTCATACCGTGATTTCCTCCAGAACGATTGATAGGTGCGTACCAGTAGGGGCATTGGTGCCGGTGTAGTACATCTGCAGAGCGTATGTCTTCGCTTCAGTGGTGGCCGGCGAGTCAACGTAACTGACGCTGATCGGTACAGCTTCGACCTCAGCAGCACCGTTGGCGAGGTAGTGGGAAACCTCACTCAGTAGATCCACCCCGGCCTTCTGCACCTTCCAGAGCGCCGTACAGTTCTGGGATGCCGCCAGAGTAATGTAGCCCGTGATCGTGACTTTCACCTTGTTCGAGGCGGACGATGGGGTAATGCTCTGCGAAACCGCGTCGGCATAGGTGCCGGTGACCGTGTAGCTGGCGGCGTAGTTCGATTGCAATTGTGCGATGACGCCCGATGAGATTGCCCCGGTCTGCGCGTCCACATATGCCTTGATGCTCTGCTGTGTGGCCAGCGCAGTGGCAGAGTTCGTGGACATCGCGTCCTCGTCCAGGATCGCGGTGACCGTCGAACCGGTGGCCAGGGAGAAGTTCACGGTTGACTGCAGGACGGTGAAAATACCGGATGATGGGGAGGCTGTACCCACTGAGGCACCATCGACGGAGCCGCCGTTGATGTCTACCGTGGTGACAGTGCCGAGGTTCGACCATGTCACCGCCGAAGCATCGCATCCGCCGGTTGCCCCGACCGTGATCGCCTTGGAATTCTGAGCCGTTCCGAGGGCGGTCAAATCCAGGTAGTTCATCTCGTCTTGGGTGGCGGTCACCGCACCCGAGATATTCGCGAAGGTGTTCTTCAGGATCTCCCGAGTATTCTTGATGAAGTCATCGCCTTCGGCGGGATCACTCGTTCCGAATGGCCCGTATGTCGCCGGATCAAGACCGCTCGGGTAACTTGCGCCTTCAATAGCCATGTCGCCTCCTTAATAAATCGTGAATTCCCAGGCACCTACATTATTGGTGTCTGAAGTCTTCTGAGTCCAAAGCGTATCATTCCCGACATAGGCCGCACCGAAGATATTATCATCCACCCCGCTTGGGGTACATTCTGACCAAGTGTTGGTTGGGATATGGTATTGCTGAACCTTATTACTGGTACAACAGAGAATGACGTCTCGATCTTCTTGGTATGTCAGAACCCCAAGATTAGTTGCACCGAAGGATGATATCCCTGTTGTACTAAATCCCCATGTTCTGTCGTGAACTTTTGAAGCATTTACTCGCAAAATAAATGTTGAATGGGACTCTCCTTCTGCGGCCTGCATTTGGGGCGAAATGATGGGCCAATACACATTACCGTCTGAATCTACAACCGGGGCTCCCCCATACACCAAATCGGTAGCACTTCCGACAGAAAGAGTCTCAACGATGTCGCTGGCCCCTATACTCGAATGCCCGTTTGGAACCTCTACAACATGGTAATCGTTAGTGGCGGTTTCCTTTATGATGAACTGCCAATCATAGGCATGTGGTAAAAGGTATGCCGCATGGAAGTTAGACGGTAGTGAGTAACCAGCATCTGGTGTTATGTCGGCACTGTTACCCCCCGTTGCTTTATTAACATACCGCATCCCAAGACTCCCTTTCACCAGTATTGAGCTATTGCTCTCCCCCGCAATCCCGCTGAAAGACCCCCCGTATGACAAACTCACTTCCCACACCATTGTCCAAGGTGCCAATGTGTAACATTTGAAGTAGATGGTTGAACCAAAGCCGCCTTCCATCCAAATAACCCGATCAGCCGTACTTATTGAGCCGGTGGGGGAACACACGACACCGTAAATAACTTCACCTGTCACATTGTGAAGATCAGTGACGGCACCGGTGTTGGGATTAACTTCTACAATCCGAGACGGGGTGGTTACGACGTTAGTGGAAAACAACACCACTCGATCCGCGGTATTTGCGTACATGATTCCAATAGGGTTATAGAAAGGCGTACTTGCTATCTCCGCCACTGACCCCTCACCGCAGTTCAACGCTGGTACATCGGTTACGGTGATGCCTATCGCCACCCGGGTGTTGAGTGGAAAAGTTCCCGCGTTGACAGTGTTCCGAGTCTCCAGAGCCGCCAACCGAGCATCGTAGTCCGGCGGCCACCAGTCCGCGATCCGGTTGAGTTGATCCATGAACCACGCCGTCAACTCGGCCGAGTCTGCCCCTTCGGGTGGAGGATCCGGTGTGAAATTAGGCCTCGTCATACCAGGAACTCTAGGGTGAAGTTACCCTGACCGATGAAAAACACCTGACTGGTCAGGATTATCTTCGGTACCGACAAAGTACCATACCCGAGATAGCGGCCCCCGGTCTGAGCGTCATAAACGCCCAGAGACAGGATCGGATCCCAGTCGGCCGATGCCGACTGACTCGATACATCTGCACTCGTTGCCCATTTCCGGTCTGTCACCTTTTCAAGCAACACCTGCATCCGTCCGTAGTTGTTACCGGACAACTCGGTGCCCGGCCCCGTCTCGGTCGAAAGAGTGCTGTGGCAGGAAATCCAGTATTGGGTTGGCAGCGTGAAAGACTCAGCACCCCCGCCCCAAACGAGTTTGTTTATTCCGTCCGTCAAGAGATTACTGAAGTCAGACACATTAACCACCCAATCGTCTAGGCGACTTTCCGGGTCACCCTTGGTCGGAATTTCACCAGTGTATGAACACCAAGTATTGCATGCCATCACTTAGCCTTCTTGCGGTACTTCTTCGCCACTTTCATCGATGGGCATTTACCCTTGGCCTTCTTTCTTCCTGCCGGGGTGCTGCACATTCCCATGAACCGCTGCTGTCTCTTTGTCTTCGCCGGCATCAAGGGATCTCCGTCCACACAGAATCGTCGGGGTCTTGGGCGGTCCAGGTGGAATCGTCCGGAGTTATCTCCGTCCATGGGGATTCCGGTTCCACGGCAATCGCATGGCGGAAGAAGAACCCGCCAACGAATGTCATCCTTGAGCGCCAGTCGATTATCATGCCCGTGTCTTCACCGTAACGATGGTGTCATCCGCAGTTGCGGCAGAGAACTTGTAGGTAATCACATCACCGTTCGTATCGGCCGCCAGCAGATCCACCTGATACACACCGCTCCCCACTTCGGCAATGGCACCGCTGATGTTGGTAAACCCCCCACCATCGATGCTTCGCTGTCCGGTAACCGTCAAACCGGTGCCGGCGGTGTAGTGGTCCGAAGTCAGCACCATAAGGAATTCGAAGTTCGAGAATGCCGCGTTCTTGGTTATGCCTATAGACGCCGTGTCCACCAGGATCGCATCCACGTTGGTATCGATGGTATCCAGCTTCGTCTCATTGGTGTCACCCTGGGTGGTCAACTCATCCAGGATCACATCGAGCCGGCCACCATTGACCCAGTCCCCTTGCAGCTCGTTGGTGTCCGCAAGAATCGCGTCAACGTCCGTCTTCACCTGTTCCCCGAAGGTGCCGGCGGTGGTATGCCCCACGGTGGCCTCATCCCATACTGCATCGGCAATGGCCGCCGCGGTAGGATCGTTGAGCCCGCTGATCTGAGCCGGCAGAGTGGTTCCGGTATCCACCAATATCGCGTCCACGTTGGTATCAACGGTGTCCACACTGGTCTGGGACGCCCGCGCATCCAGGATCAAGTCCAATCTGCCGCCGTCCGCCCAATCCGTCTGCAGTTCATTGGTGTCCACCAGGATCGTATCGACATTGGTATCCACAGTGGTCAATGCGGCAGCCGTTGCAAGAGCAGCATCAGAGATAGCGGTATCGACCTCTGCATTGATCTGCGCCATCACGTTCGTATCAAACGGGTTACCAGAACCGGAGCGAGTGAAGGTGATACCATCGGCATTGCCGGAACCGGCGAGATCGATGTTAGGGGTACCGTCTGAAGGTGCAATGACTACGCTACCGAGACTCATCACCGCACCAGAGCCGCCATGAGTAACGGAGTCTGCCAGGGTCACATTGCCACTGGCGTCAACGGTGAGGGTGTTGCCTGCAGTGATCTTGGACCGATACAGCTCGATGGTTCTTGTGACAGGTGCCATGCTCGCCTGGGTGATGTGGAACACCATTTCCTGCGAATCATCGCCCGCATCTATTGTCATGTCCTCATCGAGCAGCAGTTCATACACACCGGGCATGTTGGTCGCATCAACCTCATTGACTGTCGGCGTGGTCATCGCAGCAGCAATACCTCCATTGCGTGACCGGTACACAGTGAAGGTGGTTAGGCCGGTCTCACGGGTCTTGAGGTCTGTTGAATCTACGGCTACGAAGTAGATGTATTGGTCGGTAGTACCGCTGGGGATTCTCATGTGACTATCACTCCATTAAGTCTTGCGGCAGTTACCGGGCCGACGCCGTTGGAAATCTCGTCGGTTTGGTTTTTGAAGAAAACATCGTCGGCGGTTACCGCCGCCACTGAAATCAAATATGGAGAATCATTCGCCGTCTTCCAGTCCTGATACAAATGATGGTGCTGGTCAACTAGCTCAGCCGCAGACGTCGGCTCCGCTTTAACCTCGAATGCCGTACAGTACCCATCCGTGCCAAAGGCAGTATCAAGATTTCTCTCGCAAAACAGATACACCCCATCAACTCCGCCCGTTGTGTCTGGCGTAGTAGTAAAGGCTAAATCATCTTTGAGCACACCGTCTAAAACAGTGCGTATTCTTGCGCCATCCCATGTGATGGATACGGTATGTTTCGCTGATTGCAGATCAGTAGTGGCTATTGACAAGTCTATTGACGTTACTCCGTGATATATTCGTAGCACTGCTGTTGAGCTACTCCGCTGAAATACAATATGGTTTGTAGCCCCGGAATTGGCAGGAAGCACAAACACTCCCCCCCAATCGTCGAATGACGTTATCTCACCGCGCCATGTGATCGTATAGCCGCCGGACAAGTCAATGCCTGCTGGGCCTATCTGCAGGATGTCATTGACCGCATAAACTGCTGAATCCCCCTCATACTGCACGATGGCCGGATCGCCTGTGTGTGCTGTAGCAGCGTAGTCACCAGACAGATCAAAACCTAACATACCTTCCCAGGGTGCCCACGACAGCACGTCATCGGCGGGCGGAGTTACATTCCCTGATGGTTGCTCATTAGGGATCAGCAGCGATGGCTCGCGCCTCGCTATAGCATGTAAGCCCCTTGCGCTACGGACTACAGTCATCAGACCGCCCCGGAAACAATCTCGTTCATGACGATGTGCGTCTCGTCCATGGCCGTCGCGGTAGAGCGCAGAGCTTGGTCAGCATTGTTCACCACCACCAAGATCCCATAGCGATGATCCACAACCACATGTCCCACATGACCGATGTTGATCACGTTGTTTCGCACTGTCAGGGAGCCGATTCGCTTCATCTGCCCAAGGTTGCCGGTGGTGTCAACAAAGGCTGCATCACTGCCTGTCAGGCCAGCCGGGTTGCCCGTACCTGCAGTGGCACTTGGGGATTCAGCCCAGTAGAAGGTCACAACCCCGCCATCCGTCGGTGCCGCCTCAAACTCAAGACAGGCCGACACCTCCCAGATGTCGCTGTGGGTAGCGCCCAGGTCTGCCGTCTTGGCGCTCTGCCTTGCACCACCGGACGCCGCCACGCCAGTTAGATCGAGCTGAACGTCAGTTGGAGTTCCGATAATCAGGGAGTTTGCCGCAGTGGTCGGTGCTGCACCGAAGTCTGTCACATGGTCAGCGAATAGAAGCTGTGTACCGTACTTAACGTAGGAGTCGGCCATTGTTATGCCCTCGCCGTTGCCACATGGCTAACGGTAATCAATCCGCTGTATTGAAGATCACTGGCCAACTCTGTAGCCCGACTGATCCGATTCTGCGATAGCGCCTCAATAGCGGTTTTCTGTGACACGCTGAACACATCTGCCGCATTGACAAGGCCCAACGGTAGTGAGGTATCCGTGAGGTCGTAATCCTCTGCATGGGGGGACTCAAGCCAGAACAACACCGCCTGGCAGGCATGCTTCTGTTTCAGCAGCATGGTGTCAGTCTGCCCAAATGGGCTTGTACCCGCATCTGCCCCTGCAGCATGGATCAGGCGACCAAGGATGTTGGTATACTCTTGGTCCGTGCCGGTGCCTGTCTTGTGGGTCTTGTTCAGCATGTAAGACAGAACCGAATAGGGACCATTCACGTTGGGTCGATCCACAGCGTTCAGTGAGTCAGCGGCTTGCTGGTCTGTCATGCCGGCGTAACCCCTGGTCAAAGGGTCAACAGTCAACTCTGACGTCAGTGCCGTATAGTTAATTCCCATCACCCCCTCCCGGGATCCCAAGGTTGAACTCGTCAGTCGAGTTGCACAACGATCGCCAAATGGCCGCCCTGTCGGGGGTGCCATAATGCCGTCGAATGGCACCCACGGAAGCCCCGTGGCACAGAGCGAATTCAGCAACCCTCACCGCTTCGTCGTTGACCTTGGCCGCCTGCTGGACAGCGGGGGTCAGGG